ACCCAAGCAACTGAACCGCTCCCAACAGTGGTTACGGTATATACACCATTTTGAAGACCGCTTGTCTGGTTCTTGACCAAGACACGATTACCGGAAGACAAACTTACGCCGTCAATACTGATGGCAACAAGAGTTCCTGAATTGGTGAGCGTAGCACCAACTCCTGATGCTCCGTTGTTGTAAGTTGCTGTGAGATTGGCGGTGGTTGCCACAACAACCGGAGTGCCATTTGTTATTGATGGAAGCTCAGTACTTGTGGTCACATAACTTGATGTGACATTATCGGTGATCGTTCTTGGCGTTACATCAATAAGAGACGCATCGCTTTCACGATACACCTGAACGCCTACATCATCTTCTCCGCCAATAGCCAGATACTTGGTGTACTCAAGATCACTCCAAGCCTTCAACGCGCGAATCGGTGCAGAAAAACCACCAGCTATGTATCGCGTCCAACCGCCAAGTTTTTGTACAAGGCCCATACCTGACCTGTCTGGCATGAACCTGACAAGGTTGCTGTATGAAATCGCAAGCTCATTGAGAGTAGGTGTCTTGTTTGTATCGACACCCGGAACAAGCTTTAGGGTTGCGCGCGGCATATCTTATCCCCTGCCCGGAGTAGCCACAGGAGACGGAGACATGGAAGACCAGCCGCTGGCGGCAAACTTTTTGCGATACTCCTCAACCGTAGCGCCACGCAGCAGAGCCTGATACTGGCTTTCATAGGACTGAGCCATGGCGGGATCATCGCTCTGGCGTCCAAAGTTGCGTTGATAGCCGCTGATGAAAATCATAGAAGCCATCACAAAAATATCTGGCAGATACTGAGATATGAATGTGGTTGTGTTGCTTGCGGAAAGCGAAGCTGGCCTGTAAGTTCCAATGATTTCAAGAGTATAGGCGGCATTCGGCCAAGGACCAAGTGAGAACGTCCGCTCATCAATCATGGCAAAATACTCAGGAACACCAGCATTTGTAGAGCTTGGCCAAGAATACTGGATGTACTCCTTGGATACAGGCAGCAAGGGATTGCGCGTTCCAGAATCCGGGTTGGACGTTCCAGCAGGCGTAATTACGTTGATGTTCTGAAGGGTCACAAATGTACCCTGCGTAATAGCCACTTTTGAGGAATTGGATGCGGTGGAGAACGAAGTATTGCTGGTAACGGTCGAAAGCAAATCCAAGTCACGGTAAATACGCAACTCAGCATAATCAATTGTATCTGGCAGAATAGTCAGGAAATTAGGGTCGGTTTCGGGGACAACCGCAAGAGTAGCAACGGCAGTCTTGTATGTAGCGTATGTTAATCCTGCCATGACGCGGCCCCATTAACTTCGTGTTTGTTTTGTTTTACCATAGGTTAATCCAATGCGGAAGGCTATTGCTTTGCATATTCTTTCCGAATTTCGGAATACCATTTCCGCGAACAATCCAGCCGTCCGTTAGCATTTTTGAGGGCTACCCGGTGCTGGGCCAGAGACGCCCTAGCGTCCATCCCGGCCTCTACCGCCGGAAAGGTTACGGGGGCCATGCAAGCCGGGGGAAGCGGAAGCTCAATAGGCTGGGGCTTAACGCTCCCTAGCGTGGTACATCCTGTCAACGTCAAAAGGGGTAAGATCGCAACGATCAGGGCGTTTTTTGAGTTCTTCAACATACTTGGCAATCTCCTCATCGTCCTTGCGGGCATCTTCCTCAAGCTTGCGGATCGTATTTTTTGACCGCCTATCGGCATCTTGGGCGATCTTGCGATCACGCTCCATTGAGGCGATAACCGCCTGCAACTGCTTCTCCCGGCAATTGGCCGCACTATCCATGCGCCCCTTGAGGTAGGAGCCGCCAAGCGCGCCAGCAACTAGCCCAGCAATGAGCAAAGGGGCCACCCACGAAGGTAGCCCCACCCATGCCAGAACCCTCAAGAGCCAAGTCATTTGCTAAACATCCCGCGCTCTATTTCACGGCGGTAAATGAACCAGAAGAACAGAACAAAGGCCATTACGGCCCCAACCAGAACCAATAGCGTCCTGTAGTCAAACCCGGAAAAGGCACCAAAAGTGGCCACACCACCGCCGCCAAGCCAGCCCATTACAGAGGCCCACACCCGCCTATGTTTGTAAACGGGCTTTGGCTCAGAGATTATTACCTCTGAATCAGCCTTTGGAGACACATCAGGCGGAGGCTCCTTGACTGCCGCCTTGTTTGTGCCGCTCAGGAACAGATCGCGCTCTTCGCTTCTGCGGTTTATAAGACCCTTCATAACCTTACCGTTCGCTTTAACGAACAGCATGAAGGCTTCCGCAGCACCGGCAAAGTCCCCGGCGTTAAACTTGCGAAGTACAGTAGACTTTTTGAAGTTGCCTTCACCAATGTTGAAGGTAAGGCTTACCATGGCATCAAACTGAGCCTGAGACGGAGCGCGCTTCAGCAGCTTGCTGACTGCATCCTCAAACTTCTTCAGGTCATCCTTGAGTATAGAAACCGCCTCATTTGAACTGATTCTCATGCCCAGAGTTACCTTGGGCGGGCCAGCCCTGTATGTATGACCATATCCGATTGTGTAAGGTTCGCCGCCAGTCGCGGGGTCCGGGTAGGCCGACAACCTAAGACCTTCCCACTTTTTAATGATAGCCAAGCCAGCTTCTGAAGTTCTCATTTGGGCTTGCTCTGCTCTACAATATCAAGTTTTTGCTCAATCCGGTTCAGGCTTTCAACTATAAATTTCAATTGCTGCTCTAGTATAATTATACGCTCACCTTGATTGCTGTTGTTTGCGACGATTTCTTCTAGCCGCCCAATGCGATTATCGACTGTCGTTTTCCATGCCGTAGCAACCGTAAAGAATGCAATCGTCTGGATTACAAGGGCAATGATGATCCCAATTGGGACTTTCTTATCAAGATGCCATTCTTCTTTCTGCATTGCCTGATCCATGTTTGACGCCCCAAGGGTGCTTAAATCCAGTATTGTCAACTGATGTTCTCCATTTTTATATGACTTTTCCACCAAAGAAAAGGGGGCAATTAGCCCCCGAATTCCCTTCCTTCGTACCACCCCTTGTCCCACAGATGCAGCAGGCGGGCAAAGTAATCCTCATACTTTTTGCCTATGGTCTCAAGTGAATACTCTTTGACCGCTCTGTCACGGATGACAAGAGGATCAAGCTTGGGAGCCTCCAAAGCCGCCCGTTTGAATTCACCAAACGTCCTGCACCTGAAGCCAGTGACCCCGTTGACAACCGTCTCAGTGAATGCACCCCAGTCGGTAGTAATGACCGGCGTACCGCAAGCCTGCGCCTCCACGTTAACATTGCCAAACGGTTCAATATATATTGTCGGTACAAAAACTGCCTTTGCGCGGGACATAAGCCGACCGCGTTCCTCCGGTCCAACCACGCCGACATATTCGCAGCCCAAAGGCGGATCGCCCTGACCGGCAACTACCAGCTTGGCACCAATGTCAAAGCATACGTCTGCCGCAATGCGGTATCCCTTGCGATCTACAAGCCGCCCTATGAACAGGTAATAATCGTCTTTTTCTGCGCTGAATGGGAACTGATTCGGGTCCAGATAGCCGGGGATAACCGTGTCCCACCAGTGGCCGTCTATGCCATGCGGATTGCCGCCATTGGCCGTGCCATAGCAAATGTGCATCCAAGCGTAGCTTTCAAACACCCTGTACTTGCTGAAAGAGCCGCCATAGCCCACGCCAAACTCTACCGACATCATGTGTGGAAATGCGTCAGCAATTTGCTTCTGGGCATATCCAGCGATAATGCAGATGAAGTCTTTCTGGCTTGCCCGTTTGCCTATCTCTGATATGATCTTTGAATTTGCGCTCTGCCACAAAGGCTTTGTGTAGTCGAAGCTTGCAGATGTAAAATGCTGGTCGCCAACATGGGCGGCACGATCCGCCTCATTGACGCAAACGATATGCTCGTCACATGGAGCTTCGTTCTGTTCACCGCCATATAGGTAAACCGTGTGTCCACGGTCTTTCATCATGCGGCAAAAGTTGATGACTTTCGCTGTATAGGCACAACTGATGTAGTCAACAGTTGTGTTAGTGTGCGGCAGTGCCGCAACATGGAATCTCATATCATCCTCCCTGATGATTTAGTTAAACCCGAAGAACATCCTTCCAGTGGTAACAGATGTTGGTGAAGAAAAAAGCCAACCAGTATTATTTCCACCGTTTGTAGAGTTTGCGCCAGCATACCAAGTTGCACCACCAGTAGCAGTGCTATAGCTGATGGACAGGTAATCTACGTTAGTGTTTCCGCTTGATTTAGAAAGAGTATGCGCGGAAGTTGTAGTGCTTCCTATCGTGACCAAGTTTCCAGACGAACCACTTATTCCAAAGTTTTGGATTGTTGTGGTTGTTCCAGATGTAAATGTAAATGTTGTTGGAGCAACGCCGTTTGACAAGTTTGTTATTGTGTTGCTTCCAGTGATGGTCAAAGCTCCAGCGCCATCATTTGAAAGGGTGCAGTTATATGTAGAGCCGCCCCCAACAAATGTCTTTGCGCTGGCAGAGGTCATACTGATCTTACCGTTACCTGTACCCATAGTTGTTGTGAACCCAGTCGGTACAGCATTGTTAAATGCGGTTGACCCGCTATTTGGGCAAACAAGATTTCCCCTATTAAAAGTCAGGTTTTTAGTGCCTGTCGCCGTTGTGTAAGAAGCGCCAGCATTCAGGTTTTTGCCATTAAGATCAATTGTGCC